TGTTACTCTACTTGCAGCAAGAGGTTGACCATAATCAAACGTTTCTTCGTAATAGCCTGAACTATTTGAAGGTTGAACATAAATTGGATACCCAGCATTAATTTGATCCTGAGGTGTATTCCAACTTCTGGAGGTAAAGTGCTGAGTCCAAGTTTCTGTTGTATTGACTGGTAAAACTAAAGAAGTACCGTCAAAAGAAGCAGAAGACTTTGTACCAGTGAATGTGCTATTGAATTCTGCGTTAAAAATAAAATCTGGCGGTTCAGAAACAATTGTTGTAACTGAAACAGGTTGACTTTCAACGCCTTCTGTATCAACAGCAGCAATCCAGTATGTGAATTCACCACCAATGAATTCTGTAACTGTAGTGAATTCGCCTTTCTTTTCACCAATAACTTCAGCAGTTGCCCAAGTCGTTCCTTTTTTAACCAATACGTGGTCAATTGGAAGTGAAGTTCTAACTGGTAGTGTCCAGTATAACATCACTGTGTTGTCAATAACTTGTGTACGAAGTTGAGTTGGTGGATTTGGTGCGACTTTAGCTACATCATTGGAAAATCCAGAAGATTTGTTGCCATGAACATCTACTGTTTTAATAGTGAACAAACGATCACCAAGCCAATCAGCATTAACAGTGATTGAGTTAGATTTAGTTGTTTTTACTGTACCATTATAAAGTACTTCATAATAAGCAATATCAAATTGTGAATTTGTTACGTCATTCCAATCCAAAGTAACCGTAGCACTGGTCAACGAAGTATCTGCGTAAGAGTAACGAATCTGTGTTGTATTTGGTACAGCAGTAGGTGTAAAACTCACGGTTGATGATACTTGACTAAAATTACCTGCACTATCAATAGCACGAATATAGAACTGTACAACACCACCAGAATATCTCACAAATGCACGATTAGCATCCCCATAAAACACTCTATTTGTATCGTTTGAACCCCAACCAGCATCTGCTAATCTAACCTCATATGTATAAACATCAAATTCCGGATTCTGTGCCCATGTTAACAATAGTTGACCACTTGGTTTATCAGCAACAACAGTAAAAGCTGTAACTTGCGATGGTGCGCTTGTTTTGCCAACCACAGTATGGTTACTGTAAGATGACCAGTCACCAACTTTACCATTTCTACCAATATAACGCATTCTGACTTTGTAGGTTTCACCTTCTGCTACATCAGAAATTTGAGCAGAACCTTTTTGATAAGGTACAAAAACAGATTTTGCGTTTACTGTACTAGTTGAAGATAATAAATCATATTGTACTTCTACAGTTTCAGTAATTTGCGGTAACTGACCTGCATTAACATAGGCAACATTAATATTGTAACGGAAGATACCTTTTGATATTCTTTCCATTACAGATTCATCACTCACGAAACCAGTAATTAATGGTATTTTATTACCAAAATTTTCTTGCTGTAGAATTGGTGTATTAGTAATCTGAGATTCAAATACAGTTGATGCACTCAAGTTTAAATAATTATTAAAGATATTATATTGATCGGTAACACCATAATCCACAAGTGTTAATCTTGCAGATTTATTGTTTGATGGTTCAACACTCAATACAATTAAATCTTGTGATTCTTGTCCTAATTCTCCAAACAAAAATAGATCACCAGCTTGAACTTCGGTTGAAGTAGTTGAAGCAGTAATATCGATTTCACTATAGTAGCCATCCAATGTTTTACTAACTACTGTTCTAACTACAGAACTACCATCAGCACTGCGAACACGAATTGTGTATTGCTTACCAGCTTGCATTGGAACTTCTTCATCCAATTCAAACTTAGTTGCACTAATTCGATTCTTGATTCTACCACTACCAAGACCCCACATTGGTACATCATGCGTTACTTTTACACGATCACCACGATTACATACAAGATATTCAATATCTGCGTTAATTGTGTAGACTTCTGGACGAAGTTTAATCTGCGCCATGTGCCAACGAGCATGATCAATCACTAATGATTTTTTGGTTACACCGGGAAGTGTAATGCTCTCAAATAATGTTGAGTTTGCTGCACTCTTACCAATGTCATATACAATAATTTCATTTTCTTGATAATCTTGATCCTGATCAAAGTAAGTTACACGTAAACCATCTGGTTTCTTCGGTAATGGTTTACTACCCTCAAAACCCCAACTATTGTGTGGTGTGAAATGCTGGATTACGTTTGGCTTCACTTCATCGATAACAACTGTCCACTTACCATCTACAATAGCAGGACTTGCTCGACCAGCAGCACAAATGTCACGCAATACATCAAGAACACTTCGACTATCACCCATAACTGAGTTATACTCAAATCCTTTTGATGCACAATAGTTGTAGAAATATTGTAATTGTGTAAGGTTAATTTGTGTAGAAGCGTCAGTTACTCTTCTTGGATTAGCTGGATGTTCTAGAACATATCTAAACAATGCAGCAGGGTTACTTGTTGCACCATCAACCCATGCAGAACCATTCCATGTTTTACACCAAGTTTGAACTACTGCACTAATACCATCTACTCTACCGTTCAATTGATCCGTGGCTTTGATCTTAAATGCTGTTTTAGCAATTTTTGCATTTAATGGATCAACAGCAGGATTTGCGTTTCTAGTAAAAGTTACGTTTTGTAATACACTGGTAAAATAGTAACGATTATCGGGATCATCTTCAGTGTTGTCACCTGTTTCCCTTCTAACCCTTACAATCATTTGAGCAGGTTTGGAAGGGAAAGAATATGTTTTAGTTGTAGTAAAACCATCCTTTTTAGGTGTATCGCCACCAATGGTCAATGTTTCTTGTAAATTCCAACTAGAACCATTATTGGTGGAATATTCGATTCTGAATTGAACTGATGTAGCAAATGAATCACCTGCATTATCACCTTTTATTTTGATTCTACGCAAACCCTGAGGAAAGTGCAATGCAACAGTATAACTATCTACAACTTCTGTCGTCGCAGCTTGTAACCAAGGACCGGGAGTTACTGTAGATTCTGGATTACCATCACAAGTTAATTCAGTAGAAACCTGAACCTGTGTAATATCTTTACCATAAATCGCATCGAACTGATTCTTAACTTCTGTTGTAGGTTCAGTTTTACGATCAAGAGTAATGATGTTATAATCAGTGTAATTGGTTAATGGAATATCACCAATCTTCAATGTAGACGCATCAATGTTTAATGGACCGTAACCCCAAACTAATAACATGGAAACATAGCTATCACGTTCATTTTCATATGTCAAATAATTTGTAGAACCAAGCAAAGGTGTTACACGAACTTTACCTAGTACAACAGGAATTGAACCATATGGGTTTTGACGGTTAGAACCACCATTTACCATCAACTGACGTTCAGCAGAACCAGGGTCTTTACCAGCAGCATCTACTGGTGGACGAATCGGTGCGATAGCATTGATCAGTGCTGTACCGACTAGAACAGTTGCAACTTGGGCAACGGCTAGGAAAGTAGGTACACCACCTAATGCGGTTGCAGCATATGCACCAAACGTAGTACCTAAAGCAGCTTGTGCAATATATGGGGCAGCAATTGTCAACGCAACCAGTGCTAGCATTCTACCTGCTGAACCTTTTGGAACAGCACGATACTCGACAGCATCACCTTCTTTTAGAATTGTAGATGACCAATCTTTTTCGTCAATAACTCTGCCATTTAAAACAATACTTACTTTTGATTTTAATTCTTCAGCAACACCGTATTCTTTGTTTAATCCATTGGCCAACAAATCAAGTGTTGTACCGGGAAGAATCGGCATAGTATAACGTTCTGTTCTCAATGGATGAGGAACAGCATTTAATACTACACTTTTATTTTCTGAATACTTAAAATATCCAACAATTCGTTTTTTCCAAAATGGAGAATCAAAGTTTTCGATAGCACTGTCTTGATTTTCACGAACATGTAAAAACTGTTCTTTGTTTACGACAATACCAACGTGGGATTCTGAACCAAGAACTCTGAAAAGTACAATAGAACCCTCTTCAGGTTGTTCGGTAGATTCCCAACCTTCTTTGTATTGTGCAATCAACTCTTCAATACGCTGAACATCTGTCTGTGTATATTCGGAGCTAAAGCTAGGTAGATCGATCTTGAATTCATTCTTGTAGAATAGGCGCACCAATCCCCAACAATCAACTCCATCGAAGTCTCTACCTTTTTCTTTATATTTTAAGCCTATGTACTTTTCTAATTGCATATTAATCCTATTAGAACATTCCGGGGAAATACTGCGGAGTGAAAGAATGCATTGGGAATGGTTCTCTTTCGTAATCAATCATTGATAACTCAGCAGAAACAGAATCAGCATTATATGTAAAATTACTGATATAAAAATCTGAGAATGAAACCTCAACTATATCAGGAGTTTTACTCAGTACCAATTCCATTTTTACTCTTGGTGGAGAAGTAATTGTTCGAATGATAGGTGTTAAATGTCTGGTAACATCATACATTACAATCGAACATCTCGGAGCCTGTGCTTCGTCTTCTGAAGGAAGAGTAATCTCCATTGGTAAAAACATGTAATCATTACCATTGCTTGTCACACCATACATCACATCTGATTCGGTTTCAGATATTCGTTTTGTATAACCATCAGCGATCCTAGCAATTACTTGTGTTTCATTACTAGGATCATAAATAGTCAAAAGAATAATCAAGTCATCATCTGAATCAGGTGAAAATACCGCTTTCAGAGCAGAAGGTGACATTGAAGTTAATCGACTCAAGGTAATACCTCCAACTGTAAAGACACTTGCCAATAATCAGGTAAGATGTAAGCAGTCGTAAACATCTGACCATCACCTTGTGGTACAACACGAACTTCTACAACTTGACCCGTTCTTGGGTGAGTATAACCGAATCTGGTAGTACCACGCAAGGTATCTTGGATGAAACCCCGAAGGGTTTCAACCTGTGCTGTTGACATGTTATATTGTACACTAAGTGTGTCTGGTCGTTGACCTCTTCTACGCATCTTAGCTGGACCTACATCTGGTTGTGTCCTAATGACTAAAACACCAGTTGTCTCTGAATAGTTGTTCAGAGGCATTTGCGGAAGTGTAGGAGGCCAGATATAAGTATAAGCCATTATTATCTCCTAATTAGTTGAGGTGTAATACCAAATGTTGAACGAATTGATTTTTGTGAAGCACTACCACTGCGTGAAATTTCACCAGCAGTCATTTCACCAATTACTACTTCAACTTTTCTATTACCCTTAGAATCAACCGTTTCATTTGTTGTTGCTGTTGCGTTTGTATTGTTGATAACTTGTACAGAAACATTTGAACTAGAACCAGATGCTTGTACACCAAGTTTACCACTAGAATCTCTTGTAAGAGGCATGATCGCTTCTGGACCAGCTTCACCCATTAAACCTGTACCTTTGGCGAACTTAAACATGGTTGGACTATCTACAATTTTATTTGTAAAAGCACCACCTTTGGCAAATTCAAGAGAACCCATGTATTCACCAGAGTTTGGATTAATTGATTGACCACCGAAGATCATGTTCATAATTCCGGGTCGTAAAGCATTGTACATTTGCATTGTTTGAGCACGAATTTCAAAACGAATTAAATCAGCAATCATATTATCAACAAGATCACTGAAACTCAACTTACCTGTTTTAGCAAATTCAACAATCGCATCTGCCATACCTGAAAAAAGATTTTCAAATGCATCAGAATATGCTTTTTGCCTCTGATAAGAATCTGATAACAGATACTTCTCATAATCATAAATTGTAGTAGCTAATTGTTTTCTTACTTCGTTTTCACGCTTGTAACCAGCAATTGCTTCATCTCGTTTTTCTTCCGCAATGTTTCTTTTTGCATCTTCTGTTTGTTTAACTAACAATGCGTCAGCTTCTGCATA